GCAGCAGCATTAGTAGCAGCTTGATTAGATAGTAAAGATTGCTGCATATTCTGGACATTATTAAGTCCAGTCTGCTGTTGATTAGACAGATTAGTTAAATCCATCTGGAAATATGTAGCGGCATCGGGAGCTGCAATATTAATAGCCTGCTGTTGTATAGCCTGAGCTATAGCAGTAGTACCAATAGTAGACATACCAAGTCCACGATTAGCAGAGGCTTGATTAGCGGCGTTTACAGCACCAATAGCCCATGCAGGTACGTTACCACCTTGAAATTGACTGTATAATGAACTTAATTGCCCTTGTACAGTATCTAGTGGGTTAACCTGTCCTTGAGCCGCAGTTCCCTGAGCAGCAGTGGTCTGTGCAGCATTATATGTAGCACTATTAGGATTGACTGTAGGTACACTATTAGGGTCTACAGTAGTTGGGGCAACTGTACCACCGCCTTGTGCCTGATTATTACCAATATTATACTGGCCATTATTCTGTAATGTAGTATTAGTACCAGCAGTTTGTAGAGTAGGTGTTAAAGTTGTACTAGGAGTCAGTGTGGGGTTATTAACCTGCTGCCCCATGTACTGGTCAATAGGAGTACCACTAGAAGTAGACGGAGCTAGATTATTCGTTGTTCCCATTTTAATTACTCAATAAATTTGCTATATAATTCCAGCTTTTATGACTTACAGCACCAGCAATAAAGAATATACTTACTAATATCCACTTACCTGTTTTAATAGCCGTAGTTACTGTCTGTATTTCTTCTATTAATGTTTCTTGGTCTGTAGTAAGCTTATCTACTTTAACTGTTAATACAGTTACCTTTTCTTGTAACACTGCTATGGATAATTTGTTATCTGTTTCTTGTGACATATATTATCCTATATAATATTCTTCAACTATGATTATGCCTGAGCCACCTACTGCCCCTGCCGCGCCGCTAGTTCCAGCAGTTCCGGCTGTGCCACCCACTCCTACAGCGTAGGAATATGTTCCACTTGGCGACGTAATAATCTTTTCTAAATATCCACCTGCACCACCACCTGCCCCAGATGCTAACGTCGAGCCGCAACTTGCACCGCCTGCTCCTGCCCCAGTATTATTTTGTGCGCTATTACCAGCAATCGGCCCCGGATGAGCGCCAAAAGCACCCCCTCCAAAATAGGAACTTGCACCATGCCCACCAAATGCGTTAGTAGCACCGCCCCCATTGTCTTGTCCCGTTCCGCCCGTAATATTAATATCGCCACCTGTGGGAGTGCCGCCAGCACCGCCAGCTGAGGATGCACCACTGCCCCCAGTAGCAGTCAAAAAGGATGACCCAAAGGTGGTATTACCGCCGTTACCCCCAGTGCCGCCGCCAGTCCCCGAACCAGAACTGCCGCCTCCTGCGCCTATCATCCGTACTTTTAGATATAATGCCCCGGACGGCGTTGTGTATGTTCCGCTACCTGATGTAAATATCTGCTTAGTCATCACTGTTTTGGCAAACGCCGTAGTAGCTACGTTAGTAGAACTATCAGTAATAGCGGGGGTAGTTGCCGTAGCAGCAGCTAATGCAGGAGTACCAGTTAAGGTGGGTGAAGCAGATAGCACAACAGAGCCAGTGCCAGTTACAGCACTTATAGCAGTTCCATTTATTTTAAATACATTACCAGTACCAGCAGTATCATAGGTTTTATTAGTTAAAGTATCAGTAGAAGCTCTACCTACTAAAGTATCTGTTGCTGCTGGAAGAGTATAGGTAGCGTCGAGAGCGTTGTTAGAAGCTAAAGTAGTCTTTTTACCAGTTGTACTGCCCACCAAACTAAATACCAGCGTCTTAGTAGTGTCACCGTTAGCTTCTATAGTTAAAGCGTTATCTAATATAGTAATAGTAGGAGTTGTTAAAGTCTTATTAGTAAGTGTTTCACTACCAGCCAACGTAGATAATGTACCAGAAGTAGGAAGAGTAACAGAAGTCGTGTTAGTAAGTGTTAAAGTACATGCATAAGCGCCAGAAGTTACTAAGTTACCACCTAAAGTAATGGTCTTACCAGTGTTAGCGACACCAGTGCCACCATATTGTCCAGCTACAGCAGTAGCATTCCACGTACCAGTAGTAATAGTACCCACGGTTGCAATATCAGAGCCTACTAATTTAGCAGCAGTAATGCTACCAGCTAACATGGCATTAGTTACACCAGCAGCAGTAATAATTACTTTACCACCACTAAAAGATAGCTCAGCATTGAGGGGGATTTCAGCTACAGCACCAGCGGCAGTAGACCCAAGCAGACACGCCTGAGAAGTAGCTTGTATTTTAGCATAAGTTACAGCATTAGCTGCTATATCAGCAGTGCCTACAGTTCCTATAGTAAATGTGTTAGAACCAGACCCCTTAACAACGCCAGAAGAAGTGCTATTCAACCCAGATAATCCAGCAGTACCTATGGCCTGTCCACCACCAACAGTACCATCGTGCGTATGGCCAACGGAAATGTCAAATGCAGTTTGTAATGCATTATATTCATTATTAAAGTCTGATGCCTGTATAGTGTGACCAGTTATGATAGTACCACTGGATTGGCGCGTGTAGCCCGATGTCGTCATTGTTATCTGCGTCCTTTGGGCGCGTATTCTATATTAAAGCTATCTATTCTATGTGGTGGTAACGAATCAGTACCACTAAACTGAAATGCTACTAAAAATCCAGAGCCAACTACGGGCAATTTAAATATAGGATATTGAGCAGAAGAATACACACTTGTATCATATATAGCAGAGCCATACACTGCACCAGATGACGTATACGGAATAGCGATAGCTGGAGGCTGTATACTATTCATATTCTGCCAGTTACTGTCTGTCTGGACATTTAAAGTAATATTCATATTACCATCGGCCTGAGTATATAATGATAATTTCTGTACTACTTTACGTAATCCTACATCATTAAATGTTAAGTCAGGTGTTCTATACGTAAAATAAACTGGCGTACCATCAAAATCATTACCATTCTCTAGCTGGTATACATACCCATTCTTAGGGTCGCCTATGGCTATAATCTCTTTCTGATTAATGAATTCAGAATGAGCAGAGTATGGTTGTATTCCTAGCGTAGTACCCCATTCATATTGAACATTTATAGGGTCATCTATACGTTTACCAATTACACCGAATGCCTGTGCTTTAAGTTGACTAGAATCATATACCCAACATCTATATTGATTCTTAGTATGAATATGTACAGATGTATAATTATAATCAGCAGTACCGCCAGTAGTAAAATTGTTAGATAATAGCAATGGTGTAATTTGCTTACTAAGTAGACCTAATTGTAAGTCACCAATACGGTAAGTAGCAGCTAAACTTCTAAAACCATCTGGAGATAAGTATATTAAATCACCACCCACTTCAAGTATAGTTTCACCAGATACACACCCTATTGACTTTGTAACAGACTGTAATTGGAAATTGGCACTAGAAGTGCCAGTCAATTCCCATATAGATGTACCACAGAATATATATAGTGTATCACGAAAGCGTCTTAATCCAGTTATTGTATCCCCTATATTAAACTGTACGGCACCATCGGCACCATTATAATCAGTATCGCTATTAGGTGCAGATACGTATAATTGAGTTCCCTGTGCCAGTGCCATATAAGAAGGCATAGCTTCTGCATATTTAGGGGCAGTTGGTGTACCAGTACCATTTATAACAGTATAGGTAGTACCATCATACGTAGCAGCAGGATTAACACCATCCGTTATATAAATTCTATTAGTAGATAGCGTATAATTTAATATATCTATCTTCTTGACGGCTCCGGGACGAGAAGAAGAGTTTATCTTACTACCCCATCCACTACCACTACTGAAGTATATATCATTAGAGGTTGCAGAAGTTGAATAACGTGCAGCAAATACTCCACCAAGCCATACACATACTCCAAGTATAGGTGTATTAGCATCACCGGGTACAGTGGCACTGTCCCATTTAGAGTAGCCAGTCACGCGTTGATAACCACCAGCTACAGACGGTTCATAGTTCTGTAATATAGTAGCTGCTCCGGGCTTAACAGTACCTAGAGTAAGTGTATCTACAGATAAATCTATACCACCTTTACAAACTATTGGCTGTGAAGACCACCTGTCCATCTCTTAACCCTCAAAGCGCAGATATTCAGTTTGCGGAATAAGGATTCTACGCATTTTATTAACATTCTTTGTGTAGCGCTGTTCAGCAATCTCTGCCTGCTCTACGTTATCTCTAAACATGTAGGCGTAGTGTAGGGCTTTATCTACAATAATCTGCTCCCATTGTAGAGGCATTGTAGGAGTATCACTATATGCAGATAATGCAGTAGGCAGCACAAATCCATCGTATTGTATAGTATATATTCTATCAGGAACACTAGATAATACGATGCTATTATCATTCATTCTAACTACAACAGATGGCTGAGCATAGCTAGATGGTACAGCCTGTGGTACTTTGCCGTTTAAATCATTAGCATAATTGCCACTATCTTTGTATGTATTCCAATCAATAAGGTCTATTGCCTGTGATTGATATGGGGGTTGCATGTAAGAAGTGCCAGTGACGGAGGGAGTTGGAGAAGAGGCAGGAACACTAAATGTGAATTGACTGCCAGTGGGAGTAGTTAATACTGTCCAGCCAGTAGTGGCAGATGCGCCTAAATTGGCATTATAAAATACATTAGTAGCACTGTCATTAATATTATAAAGACTAGCAGCATCCCCTACGATAAGTTGATGAGGAGCAGATGTATTAACTGTAACCGTAGTCCCTACTAAAGAGATACTACTGATAGTAATCTGTGGCTTGGGAAGCATAAAAGAATCCCAGTCTATAGCAAAATAGGAGCTGTTTAATGTGTATGCTTGTACACCGGGAGTAGTAGTAAAGGTAGTTCTAAGCCATGCAAATGGCCATTTAGTATCTTCTTCTGTATAAATATCAAATATAGCACGATTAACAGCGTCTTGTGCTTCAGCATAAAACCCATAAGCACTATTAAATGTAGTACTTGTTAGTTGGGTTTCATTAAATGCTTTTAATATTCTATTAGTTAAAGAAAGGAAGTTCATTCTAGTCTCTATATTAGATATTTAAATGAGGTTTTTGAAAGGAACCTCATAACCTTTAGTCTTTAGGATTGCGTAGTAGAAATAGGGTCTGCACTAGCGTCCATCGTATAAATCACAAACCGAATAGCACCTACAGAGGCGGTGGTATAAGTACCAGTAAGCTTAAGAAGCAACTGGTCAGCGGTTGAATAGAAATACAACGGATTCGTAGTAAGTGCCTGAGTAAGAACTGAACCAAGCGTAAGTGGCGTAGTATAGTTACTTACAAAGCGGGTAGCAGAGCCACCATCTCCCAAGTCAATACGAGTAGTACTAGAATCAATTGCAATGCTTATAACTGCCTGTAGACCAAGCAGTATAGTACCAGCAGGAAACTGCATAACCGGAACTTGGTCAGCAGCACCTAGAGATACAGCAGCGATATTGTTAGTACCATTCATAATCTTGTTAATATCAATCACGTGTTTAGCAACGCTAATTGGTGATGGAGAGTTACCTACACCAACGGGGCCTCCAGTAGCCGTAAGGCCACCTTTCTGCCATGCTTTAGTAATTACAGCCATGTGTTATATACTCCTTATACATCCTGAATGTTGATATAAGCAAGCGCCAACGCACTAGGACGAAGTACTTTATCACCATAGACAAACAGAGTACGGTTAATATCACCGAAACTATTAGGACTACGAACGATTTCATTCTTCAGAATAGATGCGGCAGTAGCGGTTGCCATTGAATGACCAGCAAGCAACACAGGATTAGTAGACGTTGCGTTAAGCGGGGTGTTGTTAGACTTGTAGAGTTTGAAGCCGTGAATTCTAATCTTAGACCACAGATTCTCGTTGACAACTACAGATGCATCGCCATTACCGATTATCTGTGCTTCTACAAGCTTACTGTCTTCACGACGGAGAGCTTCATAGAAAGACGGAGCGGCAACAACAAAGCGTTTACCATCGTCAGGTACATTCTGGTTGTCAAGTAGAGTGCAGAGGCGAGAGAGAATATCGAGTGGGGTGTAATCATCAGCACCACCAAATCCTACATTCAATTCAGCCGCCGTAGTTCCTACCGTATTGGTAGAAGTAATACCAGTCACCATATCTGCGAGTACACCAGTATCATACTTGTCACGGATTGCATAAGCAGCCGCATCAACAGTAAGATTCATGTAATCGAGGTGTGACTGACGAACTTCAATATCATCAAGATAGAACTGACAGCTAAACGCTTGGTTAATTACCAGCGTAATATCTTCGTCAATAATGTCCTGAGACTGAAGAACCTGACCGCGTGTATAGCTCTGAACAGTCATTACTGGCTGTTTGATAATACGTACAGTGTCGCCCATGTTGGAGATTTCACCCTGAAATTCAGTGTTAGTAACCTCGTCAACAACGGCAGTCTTTTTGAGGGACAGCAATACTCTTTTGGAATAAATTACGGGTGTAAATACGCCATTAGGAAGATTGCCATACCCAGATGAGCTTGGAAAAGCCATTTAGATACTCCTATATCTTGTTTAATTAACTATTTTCATCATAACGTCCCTCTTTCCAAGCTTTCTCAATCTCTACTTGATGTTTAGCAAACTCTCTAGGATGCATTTTATTAACTTCAGAAGCTCTCCATACTCTACGTTCGCCGCCTATTTCCATCCTAGTGTTAGTAGGTATTTCATGGGCTAGTTGACGCTGTTCTTCTTCCTTCTGTTTCTTTGACTTAGCGATAATACCAGTATCTTTCTTGTATATATCTAAGCCACGAGCTACATCTTGAACATAATCAGAGGTTATAAGATTCTTAATAGATTGTACTTGTGCATTAAACCACTCTATAAATTCAGGAGACTGTTTAATAGTTAGAGCATCAGGGTGAATTTCGAGTAATTCAGCTCTGGCTTTTTCTGCTGCTAACTGTCTAGTCTGGTCTTCTGTCTTTTTAAGTGCCTTCTTAAGTTCTTCCTTCGTAGAAAAGCTCTCTTGTCTAGCTAGAGTAATCATAATATTACCTAACTGAGGCCATTTCTTCATGAATTCAGCGACTTCTTCTGGAGTATTAGGAACTTTAATAGGTTCTTCTTTAACCTCTTCAAGCTTCTTAATAGTGTCTGCTAGTAGTTTACTTTTATCAGCAAGTTCGGATTTAAGAGTGTTTAGTTCTTTATCAGTATAAGACCGTAAATCACTATATCTCTTTTCCCAGTTTGGCTGAGGGGTTGAAGAATTGTTTTGCACAGTACCAGAAGTGTCGCTAGGCGGGTTCTGATTATCCAACGGCTCGTCTTCTTCTTTGTGACCGCGTGGATTATTTAGATATAGAGTTCGTGGCTGGCTTGCTAGAACATTCTTTACATTATGTTCTGAAGGTGGAGCTTGAAAGTCTACATTCTGTGCGTTAGTCGTAGTCATAATTAATTCCTTTAGGGGTTTACAGAGTAAAGTAGCCTATAAGTATTTTATATACGTATAAGGGCCAGCTATTCGCCGGGTGTCTTACTTTGTTGGTCTTGGACATCTTCGACTTCTTTGTCTACGGGTGTCTGTTCCGTATTATCCGATTCATCACCGGAATTCTCTGCCTGCTGGTCATCTTCCATTGCTTGACCACCTCCGGGTACGGAGTTTCTAGGCACTATGAC